GGGACATTTAAATGGGCCTGGACCGATAACCCTGCATGGATTTTCTACGACCTGGTGGTTAGCGACCGTTTCGGACTTGGGGATCGTCTTACAACGGCCAACATAGATAAATGGACGCTCTACCAGGTTGCGCAGTATTGCGATCAAATGGTACCGGATGGCAAAGGCGGAAGTGGTACCGAACCACGTTATACCTGCAATGTGTATATTCAGGAACGCAACGACGCTTATACGGTCCTGCGTGATTTTGCTGCAATCTTCCGTGGGATGACCTACTGGGGCGACGACCAGATTGTGGCGCTGGCGGACATGCCGAGAGATGTTGATTTTACATACACGCATGCGAACGTTATTGAAGGGCGTTTTACCTATTCCAGCAGCACCACAAAGAACCGCTACACCAATGCGCTGGTGTCCTGGTCTGATCCTGATAATGCTTATTCTGATGCGATGGAGCCTGTTTTTGAGCAGGCGCTGGTTGCGCGTTATGGGTTTAATCAACTTGAGATAACTGCGATCGGCTGTACCCGTCAGTCAGAAGCGAATCGGAAAGGGCGATGGGGGATCCTCACCAACAACAAAGATCGCGTTGTTACTTTCAATGTAGGGGAAGATGGCAACATTCCGCAGCCTGGCTATGTAATTGCAGTCGCGGACCTAAATCTCTCGGGGCGCGACCTGGGTGGCCGTATATCTGCGGTGAATGGTCGCGTGCTGACGCTGGACAGGGCGCCGGATGCTTCGGCAGCCGACAGGATGATTGTCAATCTTCCATCGGGTGTTTCACAGTCACGCACTATTCAGTCGATTACGGGCAATAAAGTGACCGTTACGACCGCTTACAGCGAAACGCCTGTGGCTGAGGCCGTATGGGTCATTGAGTCTGATGAGCTCTACGCGCAGCAGTATCGCGTTATTACGGTAACTGATAATAATGACGGCACGTTCACAATTGTCGGTGCAAATCACGATCCGGATAAATTCGATCGCATCGATACCGGAGCCATCATTGACCAGCGGCCGGTGAGCGTGATCCCGCCGGGCAACCAGTTGCCACCTGCGAACATCGTGATCAGCTCGTTTTCTGTGGTGCAGCAAAATATCAGCGTCGAAACAATGCGCGTGAGCTGGGACCAGGCGCAGAACGCTATCGCCTATGAAGCGCAATGGCGCCGCAACGACGGGAACTGGGTTAACGTGCCGCGCACCTCCACCACATCATTCGACGTCCCGGGGATTTATGCCGGGCGCTATCTGGTGCGCGTGCGAGCAATCAATGCCGCAGAAATTTCATCCGGATGGGGCTATTCAGAAGAGAAAATGCTGACGGGTAAAGTGGGCAATCCACCGAAGCCGGTTGGCTTCATCGCTTCTGAAAACGTGGTATTCGGTATCGAGCTGAACTGGGGATTCCCGGCGAATACCGACGACACGCTGAAGACGGAAATTCAGTACAGCCTGACCGGTACCGAGGACGATGCGATGCTGCTGGCCGATGTGCCTTACCCGCAGCGCAAATATCAGCAGATGGGCCTTAAGGCTGGGCAGATTTTCTGGTACCGCGCGCAGCTGGTGGACCGCAGCGGCAACGAATCAGGTTACACAGAATGGGTGCGCGGTCAGGCCAGTATCGATGTGTCCGACATCACAGATGTGATCCTGGAGGAAATTAAAGACTCCGATACGTTCAAAGACCTGATCGAGAATGCAGTGGACAGCAATGAAAAAATTGCTGGCATGGCTAACGATATCAAACAGGCCAACGACGAACTGGAGCAGCAGGCGAAGGATATCGCCAAAAATGCCCAGGACGTCGGGAAGGTTCAGACCAGCGTTAATGAGCTTTCCAGCACGGTCGGGAATGTTTCGTCTTCACTCAGTCAGCTTGAGCAGACCGTTGCGACGGCTGATACCGCCCTGGGCCAGCGAATCGACAACATCAGCGTTTCTATGGACGGCATGACGGGCGGGGTGAAGAACTCTGCAATTGCGATAATCCAGGCCAACCTCGCTCAGGTGGCCACGCGTAAAACCCTTTCTGCATCGGTCGCAGGCAACAATGCGAATCTGGACCGCATTGATGAAGTGATTGTCAATGACAGGGAGGCAACGGCGCGCTCGCTGCTGAGCCTGCAGACGGACGTTAACGGTAACAAGGCATCCATCAACAGCCTGAACCAGACGTTCTCCGATTACCAGCAGGCTATGGCCACGCAGGTAAACAGCATCACGGCGACGGTGAACGGGCATACCTCAGCCATCACAACTAACGCTCAGGCCATAGCGAACGTAAACGGCGACCTCAGCGCGATGTACAACATCAAGGTTGGTGTCTCCAGCAACGGCCAGTATTACGCGGCGGGGATGGGGATCGGCGTGGAGAATACGCCATCCGGGATGCAGTCACAGGTTATCTTCCTGGCTGACCGCTTCGCGGTAACGCACCAGGCCGGAGCGACCGTTACGCTTCCGTTCGTTATTCAGAACGGGCAGACCTTTATCCGAAATACTGTGATTGGTGAAGGGACTATCGACAACACCAAAATCGGCAGCTACATCCAGTCGACAACCTGGGACGGCACCGGGAACGTTGGCTGGCACATCAATAAGTCAGGCTACGCGACGTTCAACAACGTGACCGTTCGCGGCTCGATTTACGCCACAAACGGTAATTTTTCTTTCAATGGCTCCGGCAACACAACGGTTATCAATGGTAATGGCGTAACCATCAATATACCGGGTGGTGGTCGGATCGTACTCGGGACATGGTCATAAAATGCCGACAGGATTATTGATTGAACTGAATGATGGGGGAAAGCGTATGGAGATAACGGCGGGCCTGAGATGTCCGTCGTATGGAGCCAGTTTTGACAGTGGCTACCAGAAAGCAAAATACGCGGATATTGCTGGTTATGTTTCCGGGGCCAAGGTGCTGTTCATCCCGCACGCTACGGCTTACCTTGATTCAGGGCTGCTTCATAAGATGAACTCGGTCACCATATCGGGAGGCCGTGTCACGCAGAACTCAACGATGAAAGACAACCGCATCAGCGAACGGGATAGCACTTACACGTTTCCTGGAAGCCTATGGCAGATATTCCCGACAGGTCAGCGAAGCGGGGTGGGCTTGCTCATCAGCAACAGTACAGACTTCACCTCGATAACCAATGCCACACAGTCAGGCCAGTGTATCTGGAAGGGTACCGTTAATGTTCCGACCGGGGGTTGGGCGGTACCGACGATAGCAGGTTATGACAAGTCGAAATATATCGTTTTTGGACGCTGCAACAGCGGCAATACGATTGACTTCGACGGAAATACGGTCAGGTTCTTCAGCCCTCCGTCCACGAATGATGACGCCCCCGCAACCGGCACGATAGACATCGTTATCTTCGCCAGCGGCGTAGCGCCGCAGCCTGGTACCGGCCTCAATATTTTCAATGCTGCCGGTGCCTGTACGTTTTCAACCACAAAACGGCCATTCGTATATCTGAACCAACTCTGGAGCCCTTCGACAAGCGCCGTGAGCATCGGTAGCGGCTATGTTCCGCTGGGGAGATTTGGGCTGATGGTTCATATGGTCAATGGCATGTACGTGTATCGGATGTTCGGGATAAAAATACAGAACGGGAACGCTTCAGTTCAGGGCGGGAAATATCTTGGTCGCGAGCAGTATGCCATTTTCGGTAATAACACGATAACGCCGCTCAGCCTTCCAGTTCTGCCTGATATGTACGTCTGAATTAACTGTATATTCAAACAAACCTCGCTCCGGCGGGGTTTTTTATTGCCTGGAGAAAATATGCTTTATAACACCGGCACCATCGCCATTAATGGAAACACAGCAATCGGCACCGGCACGAACTGGACAGCACCCGCCAGCCAGGTCCGCGCTGGTCAGACGATTATCGTGATGACTAACCCGGTGCAGCTGTTACAGATTTCATCCGTGAACAGCGCCACGTCAATGACGGTTACGCCAGCTGCTTCCCCGGCGCTGAGCGGCCAGAAGTATGGAATCCTTGTGTCAGACAATATCTCAGTCGACGGCCTGGCGCAGGCCATGTCACAGCTAATCAAAGAGTACGACGAGAATATTGGCGCGTGGGAGACGTTCGCCACCACCTCAGCAAACCAGAGCATCACCGTAACCATAAACGGCACTTCTTTAACAATCCCCGGCATCGGTAAACTGGCGCAGAAAAGGAGCAACGGTGCGCTTGCTGTTGCAGACGGCGGAACCGGGGCAACGACTGCAGCAGACGCTCGCTCAAACCTCGGTTTGGGAATCTCGGATACAGTGATGCTTGCAGGTGTTACCGCAACGACCGGGGATTTGAATGTACAGTCAACCACAGGGAGTGTGCGTTACAACGCAGGGGCAGGCGGAGAACATGTTTTTAACTCTGCTGCGCAGCGCGCTCTTTTTAACTGCCCTGTTGCTCTCGCCGCTGGCTCAATTACTATCCCAAACACTGCATCAGCGACCGCACCTTCTGGCCCCGGCATACGTGGTATTTATGCAGGCGCAGACACAGCCAACTTTGACAATGCATCTAACATCAACCTTTATTCATGGTACGGG